GTTTTCCTTGGTCCTTAAAATACCAGAATAAACGTGAGATGCTTGCTGAAGAGCAAGCTACCGCGGTTCTGGGGGACTACTGGCAACAGATCGCTGAGCCCGATTGTAAAATCGTGCCTATATGGACAGTGTCACAAAAGGTTGAGCTGCGGTCCGTTGAAAAGCTCGAGCAAAATAGCTTGCGTACATTCACAGCTTCTGCCATCGAACAATCGGTGAGCACCAATAGACTGTGTCTGGATATGAACAACAAGTTTTATGCCGGGGCTGGTAGGACGTGGAGTGCAGTTGGCAGGTCAAAATTCCTGCAGGGCTGGGATCACTTGTATCGGCGTTTAAACCGCCATCCTAATGCGTTTGAGCTCGATGAGACGGCTTATGATAGTTCTCTCTTCGCTAGATCGCTAATGGGTGTGCGAGATTTTCGCTGGTCGTGCCTGGTCGCCGAGGAACGTACCCCAGTGATGTGGCGTCGCATGGAGCACGTGTACAATCAAATTGTGCACTCTTACATGGTCACTGAAACTGGTGAGGTACTTCTGAAACACACTGGAAACCCGAGTGGCAGTCCAAATACTGTCACAGATAACACCTTGATTTTGTTCCGCCTTTTCGCCTATGCGTGGATTGTTCTTCACAAGACGAACTTTCCCGGGCAGGATGAGCGGTTGACCTTGGGGTATTTCCTGCAAAATGTTGAAGCAGCGTTATATGGTGACGACAACACGTTCACATGTTCGGACGACTGTGTCTCTTGGTTCAATCCTCGAGGTATAGCTCCAGTGTGGAGTGGAATTGGCGTAATTACCAAAACGCCCTGTGATGACCCACGCCCGTTGCGTGAGGTGTCCTTTTTGTCAAATGGCTTCTCGTATGACGAGGGCCTTGGTGTGTGGCTGCCCGTACCAGAGGAGAATCGTGTTCTCTCCAGTCTGATGTGGGGCTCTGCAGTGGATGATGTCCGCTGGCATTTATTGCGCGCATGCGCACTGCGATTGGACTCGTATGGCAATGAAAGTTGTCGACGGGTACTTCAAAACTACATTGAGTTTCTGATGCAGGAATATTCCGACCAACTTGTTGGTTCCGTAAACGATGTAAAAGTGAGTGATATCATGCAATCATGGAAATCAGACTCCTTCATCGAGGCACTCTATACGGGGTGGGAAAAATCAGCAGAAAGTGGTGCGGCCGGTAAGCGCACAGGCGCCACTTTAATTGAATTGCTTGATATTGTGTTCCCTTCTTTCTCTCTCTAGTACTTTGTTTTCTCACAACTGAATTATTCTAG